GGTGTGGGATACATGTTTTGACTGATTGGCAGAATTAGCGAGATTAGCAGAGTTTTAAACCCGTCGAATACGACACGTTTAAAACCCATGCATTGTTATTGATCGTTATCAAGATAGGCGTCTATGGCGTCGTCGTCACGTCTTGACTTGGCACTTTCGCATTTTTCACAAATACCACAATTACCTGTACATTCATATTCGTCACCATGCCAGCCGTCAAATGTTCCTTTAAGCGACATTTTTTGCCCCTATAACCCTACGGTTAAGTATTCCAGTAATCATGATCTGCAATCCGATCAAATCCTCAATGTTCTTGTCTGCAATCAATTCCAGCATATCAAGAACCTCTAATGGGGTGGCCGCATCAAACACTTTTAAAAAAAATTCTGTCTTGTTCATTAAAATATCCCTTTTTAAGATTGCAAGTATAGTTATCGTCGTAATAACTACACTTGACATTAATAACCCATTATGTATCCGATCTGGAATGCTACATGGTGTAACCAGAATTTTGCAATGCGTCTTTTGTGATTCAACATGCAACTCTCAGCATCCTGTCTTGCCCATTCTTTGCCGCAGTTAAACCACCACTTTAATGTGTACTTTTTCATTTGAATCTCCTTAGTTGAATTCATGCCTGCTTGATAAGGTAATAGTATCACATTGAGCTACGGTGTCAAATAGTTTATACTGTAAGGGTGACGAGGTTTGATGTTAAGGGCGTCACCCATGAAATGAAAAAAAATTATACAGGTGTACAATTATTACCAGTACTGTAAGATATGTACCTACTACGGTTATTAACACACTTATCAACAGAAATTGTGGATAACTTTAAATCAGGGATTACTGATGACAGATCAAAAAATACGCTGCATGAGGTGCAAGGGAAAAAAGAAAATTTATAAAATCATGGGTGGTTACTCTCATGCAAATACAGGTGGACTTTTAGTTGATTGCCCTATGTGTTTAGGTGAGGGAATGATTTTAAAAATGGAAGATGCATTAAAAAAAATAAACTCCGAAAAAAAGGATATCACTCATGCCAAAAGAAAAACCAAAAAAGAAGAATAAGGCATTAGTCGAAAGAAATAAAAAAGTTATGCAGATCATGCGAGACGATACACCATTCAAAAATGCTGCGATTGATAAAACAATAAATGCAGGTGGAAGGCCAACTTTATACTCGATTGAATTGGCACAAAAAATTTGCCGTTCAATTGCATCATCAACAGATAGTATGACGAAAATTTGCAATAGAAATCCTGAATTTCCTAATCGTGAATGTATATGGTCTTGGAGGCTTGATTATCCTGAGTTTTCAAACATGTACAATGATGCGAAGCGTCAACAAGCTGACTTATTAGCCGAAGAAATACTGGAAATTGCTGATGATGCGCGTAACGATATTATTCATCGTGAAGATCGTGATGGCAATGAATATGAAGTTATAAATTCAGAATTTGTTGCGCGTTCAAAGATAAGAATTGAAACAAGAAAATGGCACGCATCAAAAATGTTGCCGAAAGTTTATGGTGATAGACTCGAACTCGAAAAGAAAGAAGAAGAAAACGCAGTGCTCATTGCAGAGATTAGAATTTTGAGGGCTAAACTCGATGAACAGAATAAGAAGGATTATTGATGATAGCTGATTGTGATTATCAGGTTTTAAAAGAAATGATGCAGGAAGTTTCAAAAAAAATAGATGGTTGTGTATTTTTTAAATTTGAAATAGATGCCTGCTCAATAGATGGATTATCTTCTAATTTAAATTTATGGATATGTGGTGGCGGTTTTCACTGGAACGAAGATTTTGAAAATATTATTGATGCAATTAAATGGATGAATAAGTTAATAATAAGGCTTAATAAAAAACCTAACAACATGATGCAATCTCAAAATGCGATAGGAGAAAATGAAAATGCCATTGAAAACGGGAAAGAGTAAAAAAATTGTGTCATCTAATATTAAAACAGAGATGGCTGCTGGCAAGCCACAAAAGCAAGCGGTTGCAATTGCTTTAAGTAAAGCTGGATTATCGAAAAAGAAAAAGGCTAAGAAGAAATGACGAATGAGGAAATACTTATAGAAGAATTGTCGCACGGTCTTATGCATATACTTGGTGATATTGACAAGGATGAGTTTGACCGCAAGGATAGATTTTCTGCGCTCTATACATTGAATCACTGTATCAACAAGATTGATCTTTACTATAAAAAGAAAAAGGAAACAGATTGTGCAAAATGAAACGTTGGCATTATGTGAGCATGGTAAACCTGCAAGGTTTGGTTGTTTGATTTGTATGAAGAATGTCTATTTGATAGATGAAAAATTATCAGAAAGAATCGATTCTCTTGAAGATTGTTTTGATGTTTTTGAAAAACATATAGATAAAAGAATTGAGAAAATAGAATCTCATTTCAGTGGCGATTATCAATTGGTGGCATCTAAATTAAAGCCTCATAAATGTCCTGTTTGCGATGGTGAAGGAAAAAAAACACTATTTCATGCCTGTTCATATGTGGCTTTATCTAAATTGGCAGAATTGATTGATGATGAAGGGCGTGTTTATGAATTATGTAAGCCATGTAAAGGTAAAGGTATTATCTGGGGGTGAGAATGCCAAAGTTTGGAGCTGAATCATTAAAGCAGTTATCCACATCCCACAAAGATTTACAGACACTCTTTAATGAAGTAATAAAGTATTTCGATTGCAAAGTGATAGAAGGATTCAGGGATGAAAGAGCGCAACAGGAAGCTTTTAAAAACGGTCATTCAAAATTACAGTGGCCTGATGGTAAGCATAACCATAGCCCTAGCTTTGCTGTTGATGTTGCGCCATACCCAGTCAACTTTAACAACATCCCCCGATTCTACTGGTTTGCTGGTTATGTGCTCGCGACAGCACAGCAATTGAAATTACAGGGAAGGATCACGCATGACATACGATGGGGCGGCGACTGGAATAGAAACACTAATATTGATGATGAAAAATTCAAAGACCTATTTCATTACGAAATTGTTATATGACCATTAACATTGAAAAAGAACAGGAAGCTTCAAAGCTTCGTGGTTCCTTGCTTGAGTTTACCAAATTCTTTTTTTATCACCTGACAGGCAGAGAGTTTATTGTTTCAAAACCTGTATGTCGTGAATCGCATCAAATCACTGTATGCCGCACGTTAACGCAAATCAAAAGACTTGAGTTATTAAGAGAGATTATTAACTTGCCGCCGGGCAGTGGAAAATCAATGATGGTAAGCATGTTCATAGCATGGTGCTGGAGTGAGTTCCCAGATTCAAATTTTCTGTATATATCCTATTCGCATGAACTAGCGACCAAACATACATCATTTATTCGCTCGATTGTTTCATCCAGAATGTATGGCTATCTGTTTGATGTGTATCTTGATCCCGAAAGCAGGGCGAAGGATAACTTTAAGACTACAAAAGGTGGAACTATTAAGGCGTTTGGTTCTGCTGGCGCGGTAACAGGTCAGGATGCCGGATTGCCGGGTCTTGATAGATTCAGCGGTGCCGTGATTATAGATGACGCGCATAAGCCAGATGAAGCGCATAGCGACACGATACGCCAAGGTGTAATAGATAACTATGATGAAACAATACGTCAGCGACCACGCGGTATTAACGTTCCTATTATCTATATAGGGCAGCGAGTTCACGAAGCGGATTTAACGGAATACCTTTGCAGTGGAAAGGATGTTGATGACTGGCATAAGACCATTCTTAAAGGTCTGGATGAAGCTGGAAATGCACTTTACCCTGAAATGATGCCACTGGAAAAGCTGCTTAAGCTGCAAGAGAAATCCCCCTATGTATTTGCATCACAGTATCAGCAAAACCCCATGCCAGCTGGCGGTGGTATATTCAAGCCTGAATGGTTTATCACGCTAGATGATGAGCCGGAATTCCTTAAAACCTTCATTACAGCTGATACCGCGGAGACTAACAAGTCATGGAATGATGCTACAGTATTTTCATTCTGGGGCGTTTATGAGATAGAGACATTCGGTAAAAAGACAGGTGAGTTAGGCATACACTGGATAGATTGCCTTGAGTTAAGGATAGAGCCTAAAGACCTTGAGACTGCATTCATTGAGTTCTATGCCAACTGTACGTTGCACCCTAAACCACCATTAATGGCGGCCATTGAAAAGAAATCAACAGGTGTGACGCTAGTAAGCGCACTGCAAAAGATTCGCGGTATAGCTATTCGAGAGATTGAACGCACGATTGCCTCAGGTAGCAAAACCCAGCGCTTTCTTGAAATGCAACCATACGTAGCCTCAAAGCGCATATCATTTAGCGCGGATGCTCGCCATGCAGAAAACTGCATAACCCACATGAGCAAGATTACAGCCAACGATTCCCACCGTAACGACGATATTGCAGACACCCTTGCCGACGCCATTCGTATCGCTTTAATTGAAAAAACAATATACTCTATTGACAATCGAGATGAATCCAGACGCAAGTTGACTGATGGCATGGCACAGTCTTTCCAGAAAAAACTCAGGGCAGGAGCCGCACGCAATGGCAGAATTAGCTAAAATTCATACTGACAGATTGCAGGAACTCAAAAATACGGTTGAGGAAAGTCAGCAATACTTTTCTCATAATGTAAAGAGATTTGAGAAGTTTATAAAATTCGTTTTTAAATCTTCCATGAATGATGAGGAGTCATCGACTGTTGCAGAGGTCGGGATGCCTACGCTTGAATTTAATATTCTTGAATCGTATGTATCATCAAAACGCGGTGAGTTTGCAAAGCAACAACCTAGTTTAAACGTAAGGGCGGCGGATGGGTTGCCGTCATCAATGTTAACCCGTGAATTTGTGGAGACCATTAACCTTGTTGAGGCTCATTTGCGCGCTGTCTTTTTTGACGGCGCTAACGACATGCTGGATTATAATGTCTACTCTGACTTGCTCGCCGGTGGCTTCTCTGTACTCAGGGTCTATACTGAATATGTGAACGAAAAGGCATTCGAGCAAAACATATGTGTTGAGCGTGTGTTTGACCCAACCCTGACCGTGTTTGACCCTCTTGCAAGAAAATCCCATAAAGGCGATGGACGTTTTTGTGCAGAGCTTTATCCAATGACACGCAAACAGTTTGAGGATGAGTTCGGGGAAGATGCCGCAAATAAAATGAAATTCACGCGAAACCTTTCTGGCTTTGACTGGTCATTTCAGAATGAGCAGGTTGAGATTGTACTGGTTTGTGATTTCTACGAGCGCAAAACCAGACGTGAAACCATTTACAAGCTGACTAACGGTCACAGTGTTACAAAAAAAGAATATGAAAAGTTTTTGGAGGAATGGGAAGAGGCTCAGAATGTCGAGCAACCACCTGCAATTATGAAAGAACGTAAAACGATATGCGAATATATTTGTCGTTATCGTTTTTGTGAAAGTGATGTTCTGGATTACAAGGAAACAAACTATAAATATTTGCCTCTGGTTTTTGTTGATGGCAATAGCGTCAATCTAAAAGATGGCGGCTCATATACTCAGATGACGCGACCCTATGTTTATCATGCGGAAGGCATTCAGCGCTTAAAGAATTTCGCAGGACAATCGCTTGCAAATGAGCTTGAAAACACGATTCAACACAAGTTTGTTGTGGCGATTGAGTCAGTGCCAGAAGATTATCAGGAGCCGTACCAGAATGTGCAGAAAGCCGACGTGCTTATGTACAATCATTTTCTGGATACGAATAACCCTAATGTGATTCTGCCACCCCCACGAGAGATTAACCGTACACCTATACCCCCTGAAATTACCAACACATTTAAAATGTCTGATGAAATGACACAGGCAATACTAGGCAGCTTTGATTCATCACAAGGTGTCAATAACGCAGCGCTATCTGGCATAGCTTTTGCCCGTAGCGCAATACAGGGCAACAATGCGTCAGTTCCATATATTGTGGGCTATATAAAGGGTCTTAACCGTGTAGCGCAAATTTATGTTGATCTCTTCCCAAAATACTATCGTACACCCCGTAGTCTGCCTATCCTCAAGCCAAACGGGGAGCGTGAGTATATAGAGATAAACAAAAAGGGATCGCTCTACATGAATTATGATCCAGCCCACTTGCAGGTAAAGGTGGAGACTGGCGTTAACTTTGCCATGCAGAAAGAGATTGCCATTCAAACCGTTATTGCAATGTCACAGGCTAACAAGGCGTTCGCTGAATTCTTTGCAGAGGAAGGATTGCCGGTATTGCTCGATAACATTGAGATACGCGGCATAGACGATCTTAAGCAAAAAGCAAATGTCTGGATGGAAAACCAGAAGAAGATGAAAGCAATGCAGATGCAGTCACAGCAAAAGCAGATGCAAATGCAGGAACAAGAGCAACAGATGCAGATGGCTGGCATGCAAAAAGAATTACAATCACCTACAGAGCAACAGGTCAATATGATGGCTATTCAGCAACAGGTTAAAGTTGATGATGCCAATCTTGCAATCAAGCAACGTGATAGCGAAACAAAATTCCTTGAGGTGATGAGCAAGATTCGCAGCGCCAACGTTGAGGCTGAATTAAGGTTTGCAGAAGTTGATGCAGAAAATGAACGTACTGCTGTTGAATCTGCAATCAAGGTTGGCGAGCATATCAATAACACACTTGAAACCCACCACAACATAAGGAATAGCAACAATGGAAATGACACTCAGCGGTAGAAATCTCAAAAGTGGTTTGAAAAAAATATCTGGAACAAAGAAAGATGAGGCGTTGCCGTCTGACAAGCTTGCCAAAGCTGCTAATAGCAGTAATCCCTTGACCAAAAGAAAGGCAACTTTAGCCACGACATTAAAGAGAATGAAAAATAAATAATCAAAATAGTATTGACATATTATTTTACAAGTCAAATACTATACAATGTGATTTAAGGATATACGCCTGTCAGTCGGTAAACTGACGCAAATTATATACGCACTCATGCGGTTAAAATGGGCGAGACTCCATCGTTACCGAGGAAGCTACCGCAGATATAGCGGGTCAAAAAATCAGGAAGGTTTATGGACGAGAATCAAGTTTCAGATATTGGTGGTAATGCAGGCGAAAATGCAGCTCCAGCACAGGAAAAGATGTTTACCCGTGACGAGCTTGCAAAAATCGCAAATGCACAAACCGCCAAGGCAGTACAGCAAGCCCGGCGTGAAGCTGAGGAAAAGTATCAGCGTGATCTTGAACAGGCTAACGCAATGCGTCAGCAACAGGAACAGCGCAATGCAGAAACACCTCGTGATGTTGATGCAGATACGATTTACCAGCAAGTGCAGGAACGATTTAACAAAGAGATGCAAGAGCAACAGTACAAGAGTCAGATGAAACAGGTTGCAGACAGCTATCTTGAGAAAGTCGCCAAAGGCCGTACTACTTATGATGATTTTGATGAGATTACGAAGGATTTCGACCCAACAGCGTTTCCTCAGCTTTCTTTCCTGTTAGCAGGATTAGATAACGGTGGCGAAGTGCTTTACGATCTTTCGAAAAATCCAATCAAACTCGCTGGACTTGACCGACTTGCGGAAAAGAATCCGCGACAGGCACATGCCGAACTGTTAAAGCTGGCTAAATCCATTTCGGATAACCAGCAAGCATTGTCCGATTCGCAGAATCAGCAAGTTGCCGAGCCTCTCGATCGCTTATCCCCTTCCCGTGTTTCCGGTAGCAACGGCAAACAGACTGTTCGGGATTTGAGAAGTCAGCCCTGGCTGAAAGGATAGTTACACCCGCACACTGAATGGTCGTTGCATAAATGAATCCTAAAAAGGAGTTTTTGCAATGCCAACTAATATTTTGCAACAGGTTGTAACCTATAACGAATCTGGATTGGCTTTACTGTTAAACAGTTTCGCATTCATTAGTACCTCAAACAAAAAATTTAAAAAGTTTAACGATGAAATCCCGATGAATTTGGGCGATACCGTATCGTTTGACTTGCCACCACGCTTCACAACCACCAATAGCCTTGTTGTAACATTCCAGGCTGCCGAACAGCGCGTACAAAACCTGACAGTGAACAAGGAAGCATCTACTGCCTACGAATTTACTGCACAACAGTTTATCTTTAACGTTCGTGATTACATGGACAAGTTTGGTAAATCTGCAATCGCTGAAATCGGATCAAAGGTTGAGGCTGACGTTGCATCATTGGCTGAAACCAATACCTTCCGTTTTTACGGTGATGGCGTAACCCCAATTAATACCTACCTTCAATTGGCTAATGCTCTGGCGTTTTTCCGTAACTTCGGTGCGGCAAAGACTAACACCAAGGGTTATCTGTCCGATTTAACTTTTCCCCCAATCGTCAATTCCGGTTTGAATCAGTTCACAACTGAAAAGAACAACAAGGAAATGAATAGCTGGGAAATTGGCAAGTTTTCAAACAGTGAATGGTATCAATCCAACCTGTTGAAAACCCATACCGCCGGTACAGAAGGTAATGCTGGAACAACTTTAACGGTTGTAAGTACCGTTTCGAATGCCGCTGGTGGCGTTATCCAGATTACTTTCAGCGGTACAACTGCTGCAAGTGATGCAGATTCCATCAAGGCTTACGACAAGTTCCAGTTTAATGATGGCGTTGGCGCTTTCACAAACATGCGTTTCCGTACGTTTATCGGTCATGAAGTTTCCCAGTGCCCAGTACAGTTTCGTGCAACAGCTAATGCTGCATCAACTGGTGGCTCACAGGTAACGGTTGATATTTACCCACCTTTACAGGCTGCTGCTGGTAATACCCAAAACATCAACACTGCAATCGTTGCTGGTATGCAAGTTAGCGTACTTCCAGATCACCGTTGCGGCTTGATCATTGCTGGCGATCCTCTATTCCTTGCTATGCCAACATTGCCAGAGGAAGTTCCATACCCAACCTCTGTACAAATGGACCCAGATAGCGGCGCGTCAATTCGTCAATATTACGGTTCCTTGTTTGGTCAAAACCAGCGTGGCATGGTGCATGACACGATTTGGGGTAAAACACTTGTGGATGAATATTCCATGTTAGTGGCATTGCCTGTTTAGAATCCCATAGTATTCCGCTACAATCCCCTTTCTAAAATAAAGAGGGGTTGTAGATGGGAAGATCGATTTATTGCTCTACATGCAAGAAAGAGAAAGAGACTGGAAGAGAAAATGAAAGCAGATGCAAGCAATGTAAATCGCAAGCTACCAAGGCAATCAGAGCAAAAAAACGCTCTGATGCTGGGCTGCCTTCATATGCTTCTGGTCGTAAAGCAGAATGTAGCAAATGTGGAAAGATTAAAGAGAATCAGTCGTTTGGATATTGTCATGCCTGTAATCGAGAACGTGAAAATGAGTATCGTATTCGAACAGGTAAAACAAAGCGTCATCGAACAGGTAAATGTAGATGTGGTGGAGAAATCGCATCATATAGCAAATATCTTTGTTCGAAATGTGCTACTGCATGGAAAAGAAATTATTTTCTCAAAAATCCTGAGAAAAAGATTATTCAGCAACGTGCAGATTCAAAATCTAAAAATGCACCTGATTCACTCATTAAGATTCTTGCCAGACAAGCTACAAGAAATGCATTACGGCGTGGTCTTCTTAAAAAATCTTCTTGTGAAGTATGTGGAGAAGAAAAGACAGAAGCTCACCATGATGATTACTCGAAGCCTTTCGACGTTAGATGGCTTTGCACAACTCACCATGCCGAGCATCACATTAAGATTAAAGAATTAAACGGAGATTAATTATGACTGCAAATACCCCAATAGTGAATGCTGGTATCAAGTATGTAAACGGTCTAACGTCGAAAGGCTTCGAGTAATCATCATG